AATGAAGCTAGATTAGCTCAAGGTATTTCTGGCGTAAGAGATACCGACGTAGCATTGAAAAATAGAACTCATAGACTTATTGATATATTCCAAACTGAAGATGATGGTGTAATCGGTTTTTCAATGTCTGGATCAGTAACTGATGACATGGACATGGCAGCTAGAACCCTCTTGGATGAGGCGGCAGATGCTGGAGTATCAAGAGCTGCAGGAAGATGCAGCTGCACTAACATCTCTTATTAATTCTGCATCACTCGTAGATTCTATTAATCCAACACTACCAGGCCTTGATGAAGGTGAAAAGATTGCCAGCGAGGCAATAGCCGTAGGTAGAAGAATATATGAATCAAACAAAGGAAAGTTTGCATTGGGCGCATTAGCCTTAGCTGGAGCGGTCACTGGATATAAAATGGCTGAAAGAGGAAACGAAAATGATCTTTATGACGCTACTATGGGACCAGCACCAGTTGAAGAAGGACAAAGGCCTTACGGTATACAGGAGGCTCTGATGGGTAATGGTCAAACTTCTAGAAGAAGGGATCCATTATTTACAGCTGGTATTGTAGGAAATTTAGATAGACAAAAAATAGGTCACACATCAATGGGTTCTAATAAGCATAGTCACTTATTTGGAGATAGATAAATGGGAATTTTATCAAGTATAGGCAAAACTTTATATAAAGGGGCAACCACTAAAGTCGGCGCAGCCGCAATAATAGGTGGTGCAGCTACAGCAGGGCTTGCTAAGAATGCCGCACCAGCTGCAAGAGATGCAGCAATGGATGTTGCTTTTGGTGACCCTAATGCAGATGAAACTTTTCTTGGAAGAAAACTAACACCAGGAGCAGTTTTTGATGCAGCGGTTCCAGGTTCTAATTCAGGTAGAAACACAATTGTTAGCATAGGCGCAACTGCTGCAATGGGAGGCGTTGTTGGTGGTATGGCCAAAGGTTTTAAAGGCGGAGCATTAGGAGCAGCATTTGGAGCAACAGCTGGATTAGCAGGGAGCGTTGCAATGGGAATTGGATACATAAATAGAAATGAAAGATTTATAAATGAATCACCATATGTTGGAAAGAGAAGACTAAACAGAGACATGACTTATGGTGGAAATTTATATGGACAAAGAAACTCATCTTTACAAACCGCACAAGAGTTGAATGCAGATGGAAACATAGTTCTCGGTATGCATAACCTCAGGAGAGGTGGTTAAGCATGAGTGACATGAGTGGAATGGTTGATGAAGCAGCTCAAATTCCAGGAGCAATGGGCAATATACTAGGTGCGGCTGAAGCAACTGCAGGAATACAAAATCCACTTTTATTATTTGGCTATGGTGGTTACAGAGCTCAAAATACAATCCTTAAAGGTGGTTTCTTAGATAATAAAAGAGGTGTTGGACGGAAGATTTAGCCCTAACCTTGCAGCTAGATCTAGAGCAAAATTTAGACCTTTTATAGGAGACTCCCTAGACCCACTTGGACCTCAGGGTGCTAATCAATTTGTTGGTGGAAGAAATATATTTGGCAGAACGACTAGAAGAGGAGAGCGTTTAGCAAGAGGGCGGAAGAGCTGCAGCTAGATCTGGCGTAGACGATTTAACAAAAGTAGGGTCTAACTTTAAAAGATTTAGAAGAGCAAACTTAACTGCAGACCCTAGAGCATTTTTTAGAGATCCAAACCTATCTCGATTTGGAGCTGGTTACAATAGAGGATTTATGGCACCCAATGCCGGTGGAGCATTAGCTTCACTTGGCAATATGTTGACAAGGACATCAAAAGATTCAACACCAGCATTTAGTGGTGGAATCGTTGGTAGAATGGGAGCTATAACTAAATTAGAAAGAAGAGCTGCAAAAAATGCAAGTAGTAGAGCTGTTCTACGTGGAGATTTAAATCTTGCAAGAATAGCTAAAATGAACGGCGCTGTATCAACGCAAGTTTACGCCGCAGCAGGAAGTCGTTTACCTGCTGTTAGAGATCCTGCTACGGGTAGATTTACAAGAAATCCATTAAACTACTCAACTCAAACAACTCCATTAGGGGCTGTGGTAAATAAGACAGTCGCAGGAGAAGCCCTTAGTGTTGGTGAACGCAGGTACATGACAACAATGGGTGTCAACGCTACAAAATCGCAAAACTTTATGCGCGCACTATTGACACCTGGTGGTGGAGCTGAAATGCGTACTGCAATGGGAACTGCTGGAATGAAAACAATTGGAACTTCATCAATTCAAATGACAGAATCGTTTTTTAAGGTTGCAAATCCATTAACTAGTGCATTTGAAAAAAGTGGAGCCTTACGCTCAAGAGCAGCGGGTGCAGGTATAAGAATGAGCGCCATTTCAGGATATGAAGCAATGGCAGTAGAAACTGTTGAAAAGGGTATATTAAAAACATTAGGTTCAAAAGGAGCATTAACTGCGGTTAAGCATGGTGGAGCTAGAGTTGGTTTAGCTGTAGCTGGAGAAGCTGCATTAGCAGCTGTTCCTGGTCTTAACTTAATCTTTGCAGCTGATATGGCTTACCAACTTGCTAAGCTTGGTGGATTGGCTGTTAAAGCTGGAATTAATTTTGGTAAAGACGGCATGAAGTCAATGCAGGGCAATATGTATACCGGAGTCTTTGGAGCAGGATATAAAGATGATGAAGTTAGAGCAACATCTAGAGCTAGAGGCGTTGCTGCAATTCAGAACAGCAGATTAAATGCTAGATCACTACTAGGTTCAGAAGGTGCGATGATGGCTTCGCATTTCGGGTAGAATATACTATGGACAAAACTAAAGAATTTCGTAAAAGATTAGAAGGTCTTTCTAGGGAAGATCTTTTAGAAATTATTAAAGCGCAAGATCCAGAATATCTAAAACAGGTTAATAGAATTGAATGGGTTTTTAAAAATAAATTAAGTCACATAAACTGGGCTGATGGTACGCCAGTTGAAGGTAGAGAGTTTACAAATAGAGAACTAGCTCTATTGATTGACGAACCTTTTGATGTCGATAATAGTTTGTTGGACATGCGGAATATCAGCTGATCAACAAAGGCAAATACACATATCTAAAGATCCATGTAGGTGGGCAAAACATTTTCTTCAAGCAGAAACAAGAGTTTACCAAACTTTGATTTTGCGCGATCCAGCACTGAGAAAAGTATTAAGAGCAGGTCGTCGTTTAGGAAAAACCTTCAGTATGGCTATCGCTTTGCTTCATTATAGCTATACACACAAAGATGGAAGATGTCTAGTTATTGCTCCAATGAAATCACACGTTGAATTAATTTACCAAGAAATTCTTAGACTAGCTTCTAAGAATGAAATAGTTATGAATTCAATTACAAGAAAAGTAACTAGCCCTCAGTTCATGATTCAATTTTCTAATGGTTCTACAATTAGATTCTTTACGTCTGGTATGCGTTCAGGTGGAAAATCAGACGTAGCCCGTGGTCAGGAAGCGCACGTGATTGTGTTAGACGAAATGGACTACATGCACGCAGACGACCTTGACGCGCTTTACGCAATGTTACAGAAAACAGCAGAAGATCAACCAGATAAAATACTAATTGGAGCTTCAACGCCAACTGGTAGAAGAGAAAGATTCTGGGAATGGTGCAGAAGTGCTAGATTCCAAGAGTTTTGGTTTCCTTCATACTGCAACCCTTATTTCTCTAAAGAACAAGAAGATGAATTTAGAGAGCAATACTCAGAGATGGGTTATCGTCATGAAATTGAAGCAGATTGGGGCGAAGACTCAGAAGGTGTTTATCCTAGAAAGTTTATAGATAAAGCTTTCATAGAACCATCTTGGGAATATACTCCTGAAATACAATCAGCTAGATCTTTTTATACAATTGGAGTTGACTGGGACAAATACGGTGCTGGAACAAATATAGTTGTATTAGAAACATGCAATGATAATTATGAGGATGAAAAATTCAGAAATAAAGTTAGAGTTGTATATAGAGAAGAAATTCCTAAGTCTGAATATACTCTAACTAATGGAGTCAATAGAATTGTTGAATTAAACGAATCTTTTCACCCAAAACACATTTACGTTGACCGTGGATACGGAGAAGTTCAAGTTGAGCTTTTGAGAAAGTATGGAACGGAAAATCCAAAATCAAATCTTAGAGACAGAGTTAAGGGAATAGGTTTTGGTGAAACGATAGAAATAAGAGATCCATATACCAAGCTACCAATTAAAAAAGAAATTAAACCATACATGGTAGATAATCTAACTCAATATCTTGAAAGAGAAGCGATTCTATTTCCAGCTTCAGACGAAGAGCTTTATATGCAATTAATTTCATATGTCGTTGTCAGAACTACTCAAATGGGAAGACCTATATTTGAAGCTGGTGGTTCAGCTATGGATCACGCGCACGACGCTTTAATGTTAGCCCTTCTTGCTATAACTCAAAATTATGGAGATTTCAGCAAATTGAAAGTAGCAAAAAACACAGAAAGTTTTTCCAACACTTTCTTTATGCCAAAGTCAAGTAGTGCATCTGATGAAGGAGATAAAGAAACACCTGCTTCTGGTATCATGGTGACTACACAAAGAAATGCGCCACTGATGCCAAGTTTTGGTAAA